ACGTGGCTGATGCACCAACGATTGATGAAATCCTTCCAGAATATCTCTCTTTTATCGGTGACGGCATGATTGTCGGGCATAACGTAAACTTCGATATAAACTTTATCTATGACGCTTCCTTGCTGAGCACAGGAAACCCGTTGAAAAACAATTTTGTAGATACGCTCCGGTTAAGTCGTCGGCTGCTCCCGGAATTGAAGCACCACCGCTTGAGCGATGTTGCTGCTGCGCTCAGTATCGACCAGAAAGGCGCACATAGAAGTCTTGTGGACTGCGAAACAACATATAACGTTTTTTGCGGGTTGAAAGAAATAGCAAATGATTCTGGAATGGTTTTTGCTCAAACGCCGACGCAAAGAAGGTTCAGGGCACAAATCACAGTTGAGCCAACGTCCGGTATGGAGAGACCAGATAATCCTTTGTTTGGCAAGGTTTGTGTGTTTACGGGGTCCTTGGAGAAGCTAGCCAGAAAAGATGCGAAACAATTGGTAATCAATCTTGGAGGGTCGTGCGACGATAGAGTAACGGCGAAAACGAATTTCCTCATTCAGGGAGATCGACACTATAGTACAGCAATCAAAGATGGAAAGAGCAACAAAAGGAAAAAGGCTGAATCACTTATTCTGAAAGGGCAGGACCTGCAAATCCTCACTGAGTCTGTGTTCTATGAAATGGTGTTTGATGATTAGAACTCAACAGTTTAACTCAACAGTTCAGTTCCTTGTGACTAACTTAACTCAACAAATTGAGTTAGCGTTGAGTTAGCGTTGAGTTAACTCCAACTGTTCGGAAATCCCGAACAACTCGCAAAAACAAAAAACCGCCCCGGCGGTGCGGATGCCGGGACGGTAGGGCAGCAAAGCATGTCAGGACTTAACTGCCCCTCTATTATACCACGATTGGAGGGAAAAGCAACATGGATATGAAAGGAAAGCGCGTGCTCCTGTACGTCCGCGTCTCCACGGACGAGCAGGCCCGGCATGGGGAGTCCGTGCTGGATCAGGCGCAGGCGCTCCACAGTTGGGCACAGAAACACGGGTGCATTGTCGCCGGGGAGTACCACGACGAGGGCTTCAGCGCCCGGAAGTCCTACCGGAGCCGCCCGGCCCTGCTGGAGCTGCTCTCCGCCGTGGAGCGCGGCGAAACGGATGCTGTGGTGTTTACCAAGCTCGACCGCTGGTTCCGAAATTTGAAGGACTATTACAAGGTCCAGGAGATTTTGGAGCGGCACGGAGTCTTCTGGGCTGCGATTCTGGAGGACTACGAAACGAAAACCAGCGCCGGGCGCTTCAAAGTCAACCTGATGCTGAGCATCGCGGAGCACGAGGCGGACCTCACCAGCGAGCGCATCAAATTCACATTTGAGCAGAAACGGGCCCGGGGGGAAGTCGTTTCGGGCAGTGTACCACGGGGCTACAAGCTGGAGAACGGCAGACCGGTGAAGGACCCGGAGACGGAAGCGGGAATGACCGCATTCTGGAGGACGTACATTGACACCGGGAGAGTTTCGGCGGCGATGGAGGCGGCGGAGCTGAACGGTGTCCCGTTTCGCTCCTATCGAACGGCGCAGGTGGTGCTCAAGAACATCGACAAATACACCGGGGAGGTTCAGGGAATCCAATGTGAGCCGTACATCACACAGGAGGACTGCGACCGCCTGAAAGCGGAGCTGGAAACGAGAAGCCACTCCCCCAGACGCACCAACCGGGTGTATCTGTTCCATGGGCTTGTCCGCTGCGGCGTGTGCGGCGGCGTGTTCGGCGCTCACCAGCAGGCCCGGGCGCGGATGGACGGCACTCGGACCGGCTATTACCTCTGCACCAAAGCGCAGGCCACCAGAAAGAAACTGTGCGCAAACTACTACTGCATGAACGAGCCGAAATTGGAGCGTTACCTGCTGGGCGAATTGGAGCAAAAGCTGGAACTCTCCATCATGGCGGCGGAATCACGGGCGGCACAGGCCACTCCCCCGCCGGACCTCTCCCGCATCCGGGCGAAACTGGACCGCCTGACCGATGCCTATCTTGACGGGCTGATTGAAAAGGACGACTTCCGGCGGCGCAAGGAAGAGCTTGAGGCGGCCCTGGTTGTGAAGCCAGAACCGCCCCGGAAGACGTCTGATGAACTGCGCGAACTGCTCCCCGATGGGTGGCGTGAGCTCTATGCCGAGCTGACTGTGCAGCACAGGCAGGCATTTTGGCGCAGAATTGTGAGGGAAATCAAGGTGGAAATGGGTGGAGAGGTCACCTTTTCATTGTGTGATTGATTATTGCTTTAGCAGTACTTCCCGCATGGTATATACTGATATAGCAATAACATAATGTGCCACTAAACTACAACCCCCCGGGCACCCACCCGGGGGGACCTTTTTACACATCCCGCCGCAGGAGCCCCAAACACTCCTGCATCTCACTCATCCGGCACGATAACCACCAGTATATCCGACGTGACAACATAGCCCTTTTTCTTCTTCCAGTCGCTGGGATCGTTGTACCACTCTCCGACCGACTTATTACAGGACCAGATGTCCCCGTCCCCCGCGCTGACACAGGCGTTGGAGTTCTGGATGTACACGCATCCGGCCCTCCGCCACTTCTCCGGCAGCTTGGCGAACCTCTTGTTGACCCAGTACACCTTGCAGTGCCTGAGCTGCTCCGTGCCCCTCACCGCATCCGTGATTTTCTTCTTCCCGCCCGCCTTTTTGGTGTGGGTGATGACCTTGCCCTTGGGCAAACACCCCGCCTCCTGGAGCACCAGCGACGCCATCAGGTGGCAGTTCAGCTCGCCCTGCTTTTTGAACTCCTCCAGCGTGGTGACCCTCTTTTGCACCCCGCTCCCGTGCTTTTTGCCCTTGGCCAGCGGATAAATCCTCGCCGCTGCCTTTGCCGCCTTGGAGCGGTAGTTGGGTTTGCCGCCCGCCTCCCTTGGCTCCCCCTCTGGGGGAGCTGTCAGCGAAGCTGACTGAGAGGGCTCCACCGGCTTCGGCTTCTCCTTGGCCTTGGTGAGCGCCTCCCACGTCTGCGCCCCACAGGCCCCGTCAGCCTTGAGCCCCGCGCCGAGCTGGAAGGTGATCACTCCGGTAATGGTTTTCTTCCCACACAGGCCGTCCACGGCCCCGATGGAGTACCCCAGCCGCACCAGCTCCCACTGCACGGCCTTGACCTCGTCGCCGTGATTTTGCCAGTGTTTGAGCCTCAGCGCCTGCGCCTGTTCGTTGCTGGTGATGGTTTTGGTGGGCGCGGGGTAGGGGTTTCCCCCCGTCCCCGGGGAGGGGGCGGCAGCGTTGAACAGCGCCAGCTCCGCCTCCCGGCGCTCCAGCAGGCCCTTGACGTGCCGCCCTCCGGCCTTGTCCCACTTGCACCATGCCGCGCGAATCTCCGCGCGGCTGCGCAGGGGTTTTTTGGGGTCCCCGCCCTCGTGGAGCAGGTGGAGGTGGCCCAGATTGTAGGCAAAGCTGCACAGGGCATCGAACTCGTTTTGACTCCAACAGAACTGCTTGTCGTAGGCCTCCACCATGGGGGCATACTTGCTGTTGACGGCCTTGCGGAGCCAATCGTCCGCCGTGGCCTGAGAAATCCGCATCCCGGCCTTGATGCTCTTGCCCGTGATGCCCTTGTCCGCCGAAGTGGTCCCCCAACCGATGGTCCACTCCTTCGCCGCGCACTGATAGGCGACGAGAGAGCAGCCCTCAAAGCGTTTGATGAGGTTCAGCCCCTTCTCACTGATTTTCATTCGCGCCCGCCTCCTCTGCCTGGGCCGTTTCCTGCTCCATGGGGAGCTGCTTCTTTTTCTCTTCCTGCTCTGTATTCTCCAGCCGGTTGCCCATTCCGAGCAGCTGCCACAGTTTCGTGGCTCTCAAATCCGGGTTAATCCTGGAAAGGTTCTCCAAAATGGAGCCCGCCTCCATCAGGATGATGTACACACAGGCCGCAGTGCCCACCGGCACGGCGAAGCTCAGCCCCAAATCCACAAACCGCTGAGCGTACTCCATGAGCCAGCCCAGGGCCAGCACGCACAGCAGGCTCAACTTGTGGAAGAGGCCACGCCGCATGATTTTGGAGGAGAAGCCCCCCGTGGCGAAGGCCTTGAGGAGTCCGGTGAAGAAATCCAAAACAATAAAATAAAACGTGATTAAGTAGCCCATAGCGGTTCCCTCCTTTTTCTTATAGAACTATGTTATTACTCATGCGCTCCCGCCTCCAGTGCCAACATCATCTATGTCGCTGCCAATCAAAGCTTGCCACGCTCCGTTTACCTTGAGGAAGGTATTGATAATTACATAGTCGGATTGCGGAGCGACGCCCGAATGCATATCTGCCTCTGAAAGTATTCGTTCTACAACCGCTTGTATATTCGAACCGTTTGGTCTTACCGTGTCATTATGCGAAGGAACTTCTGTCGTTCCTTCGGTAGAATTCCAAGAAGCATCTTTCGAAATATACCAAGTAACACCATCAACAACAGCACTACCGGCTGGGGAACCAGTATTGCTTGTATGCTTTACTCCGTCTGCATCTGTAGATATCTGAATCGCCCCGTACCACGAACTATAATGGTATCTAACCGCGATAGACGGAACGGTGTTTGATTTAACCCATGAGTTCCACAGTTTGGTTGTTGTATCTTTTACGACATATTCTCTCTTTGCATACCACCCTAAACCGCTATCCTCGTATTTATTTTCAATTTGCAGATAGATTGCTCCATCGCTTCCTACGCTGGCTGTCGGCATTTCTGTGCCGGACAGGATGTTGACACTGCCCCCACCGCTTACGTTCACCACCACGCTGCTAAGACCATCATAGCCGCTGTCCGGAGTCACGGTGCCATTCTCCGTGGCCGTTTTGCTCTGCAAATTTGGCTGCACCGCCACCACCACCGGGCTGTACCCGTCCACACCCGTCGGAGCGGTGTAGGTTCCATTTTCCGTGATAGATTTGCTCTCAATCACGGCGCTCCCGCCGGTGGGAATCGCCTCAATGGCCGCCGCCATCTCGCTGGGTTTATAGGTGGTGCTCTCTCCGTTTTTCTGCCGGATTGCATTTGCAATCGCAGACAACTCTGTGCTTTTGATTCTGCCCTCAGCCATCAAAGACTACCTCCTTCGATGCTGCTTTCGGTGCTGTGAGCATTGCTGGTGGCGCTCACGTTAATCTCCATCGTGGTGCTCAGCACCTTCCCATCTCCCGGACGTGCCCAGTTGAGGGTAATGGTTTGACCAGGGGTGTCTGAAATATGTATGTGTTCAAAAATCGCATCAGTAACTCCACTAATGCTAGTGTATGGTACAAAGTTAAGCGCAGAACCATAGTTATCTGTACCCCCATAGTGCCCTTCTCGGTTAACAAAGAAGGTTAACCCCCCGCGCTCAACCGTCATAGAATAATCATGAGGTCCCTGATTATATCGCACTGCATCTAGATCTGTAGAAATAAGAACAGGACCAACCCAACTGGTATTATTTTGTGGATACTCAAATGCGGCTGCCGCAATTCCGTTGTTCAACTTGTAAAATTGCCGCTCTTTTACGAACCCCAAATAGGTCCCAGCGCCGTCAACAGACCACCCAGAATCAACAAACCATCCCTTTGCTGCACTTGCATCCGCCGTCCCCGGCTCCGGCGTACAGCTCACATACCCGTTTGGGTGGTCCGCGTCCGTCCATGTAGTGCCGTCCGTCATTTTTGCCACAACAACAGCCCCGCTCAGGTCGATGGTCTCTCCGTCGTTGTAGTCCGTTTTGGTGGGCGGCGTCACCAGCACAATGGAGCTGGGCAGTGGCGTGTTGACCAGATTACCGTCCTCGTCCACGCCCACGACAACGTCATTCCCCGTCTCCGGGTCGGTGCCCACCACAGCGCTCCCCGCCCCGCCGGGCTTGATGTCCCCGCCGGTGGGCTTGCCGTGAGAATCCGCGCTGCCGTTGCCGCCGCGCACATTGACGCTGAACTGGGAAAAGCCGTATTTGCTGTCCGATGCCGCGGTGTACGTCCCGTTTTTGTTGACGGACTTGGTGCCCAGATTCACATCAGATTTGCGGACGAAGTACTCCGTGCCGCCGCCCTGCTTTTTGACCTCCAGCATCTGGAGGGTGAGGCTCTTGCTCTCGTCCCCCTCCTTGATGGTGTTGGTCCCGCTGCTCCAGTTCATGCAATCACCCCCACTAGGACGGTCTCACCGTCCACGGTTTTTTCCTCCACGTCCCACTCGTCCACGCTCAGAATTTGGAGCACACCGGTGCTGCTGTTGAGCACCAGAGCCTTGTCCACTGCCTCGTTGTCCGTGGTGCCGCCCTGTGCCACGGTGCCCGTAGCGGCCTCCTGCTCCGGGTAATAGATGGTCCGCAGCTTGCCCGTAACAATGTCCGGGTAGATATTCTGAATCTCGTACTGATACCCCACCGGGAGCTGATAGGTCCGCCGCACCAGCTCCGCGCCCTGATACAGGTAGCGCAGCACCAGCGGCGCGGACTCCGCCTCGGCGCAGGCGGTGAGCCGTACCGTGCTCATGGCCTGCTTGCCCGCGCGGAAATCCATCCGGTCGGCGTATCCGCTGACAAGGTTGTATTTATCCGCGTAGATTTGGAGCTTTTGGCCCGGCCAGAAGCTCCCATTGTTAATAATGCCAGCACTCAGCTCCGGCGGCGGAAAGTAATATTTTGCCATCCGGGAAAGAACATCGTCCACGTTGTCGGAGTTGATAAACATCACGTCGGAGGCGTCGATGATGTTGTCCGGCGTCCCCGCCGGCGGCCTGCTGTTGGTGAGGGTGTGCACCGTCCTGTGGACGATGTAGGTTGTCTCCCCGTCCGTCACCGTCTCGTCCCCCTGCGCGGGGGTGCCCTCGGTGAAGGAGAAGGCCGTGGCCCGCACCGCCGTGACAAAGTCCTTGTGCGTCATCTCCGGCCTCCGGTAGGTGTCCCCCAGCGGCACCAGCAGGGGCGTCTCGTCAATCGGGAGCACCTTCCCCCGGTTTGGGCCCCAGTCGCAGACGTAGCCGCCCACAGCAAAGAGCAGCCACGCCAGCCGCTCCCGCTTGCTCTGCTCCGGCGCGAAGCCGGAGAACGTCACCTCGTCAAAGCTGCTGTCCGCCGTGTATCCGCTGGGCAGGAGCACCTCCAGCCAGTAGGCCGCGTTTTCGTCCTCAAAAATCCGGGCATCGTGGCGCTTTTGGTCCAGCTCCGCCAGAAAGCTCTTGATCTCCAGCCGGACCTTGCCCGGCGCGATGCGGACGGCCCTGGTCACGCGCCCCTTGAAGTAGATGGTGTCCACCTCGTCCACGATGGTGGCCACGCTCCCCGGCTCCGGGGAGTCCGTTGTGACGATGTCCACTGACGCCGTGCTGATGGGCACGGAGGCGGAGGCCACGTCCGTCTCAATGGCAAGGGAAAAGTTTTCGATCTTGTGATAGTCGTCGCCGGTGATGCCCGGCACGCCGTCAATGTTGATGTACATCCCGAGCACCCCCTCACCAATACGACTCCGAATAATCCGGGTAGCTCTCATGCACCCAGCCGCTCGCGCTGGTATAAATCCACGCATCCCCCGGTGTGCCCTCGCTCAGCTCCGGCAGCGGCGCACGCCCCCGGGTGAGGACCTCGTCCAGGTCCATGTAGCGGGTGGGTCCGTTGGAGATAAACTTCACCGTGGTGTTGCGCCAATAATTCCGGCCTCCCGGGCGGCGGACATACTCGTCCTCCACCACCTCAACGCGGACGGTGAACTGCATCATACCCTCGTTGTAGGGCATGATGAGGGTATGGCCATCCACGGGGGCGGCGAGGGCCTCGTAAAAACTGGCGTACTTCCCGCCGTTGTAGTACCAGGGCACACCGATCTTACACTCGAAGTCGACGTACTGCCCCTCCACGTCGTTGAAATAGCTCCCATCCATCATGTCCCCGGACAAATCCGAGGATTTCACTCTGGAGATGCGCTTGATTTCCGGCGTCACATCCCAGACGATACCATCCAAGATAATCATAGCGCTCCTCCTTCCGCCAGCCTCACGCCGATGCGCTGCGTCTCCTCGTTGTTGAGCTCATGCACCAGCCGGGCGAACTGGGTCCTGTCCACCTGCATGATGATGGTCTGCTGGGTGGGCCGCCCCTGGGCAAGCCCGGTGGGAATCGCCTGGGGCTGGGCACCGGCAGCGCTGACGTCCAGCTCCGGCGGCACAAGCGCCTGCTTCATGGCCGCCTGTACCATCGGTGTGTAGTCCGTGATGCCCTGCGCGAACAGCCGCATCATATCGGGGGCGTAGGTGCTGAAGTCGGAGAGCGGCCCCTCATCCGGCTCGCTGAAATGGATGAACCGCTTCACGTTCTGGGCCACATCGGAAATGGTTTCCTTGAGCTGAGGAAGTTTCTCCCGAAGGCCATTCATGAAGGAACCAACCAAGTCCTTACCCCAACCATAAGCCCCAAAGGTGAGGGTGTTCAGCACATCTTCGATGAACTCCACAATACCGTCCCAGAACGCT